ACACAGATTTAGAGTAGATTCTATATCCAACTCCAGAGCTATTTTTTGTTGCAATTCGTAAGGCATTCCCAATAGGGTGGCTGGATCTACAACTTCTACTCCTTCCATTTTAATTAATTCTTTTTTTTTATTCTTCGAAGACAACTATAGATCGGTTCAGAGAATCCTCTAACACAATCACGTCACTCATCAACATGTCCACCTTGCCCTTGGGATAGGTGGATCTTGATCCCTCAACCACTTTAAGACCTCCAGATGTCCTCCTCTAGCAGCCTCCTGACATGTCCTTTCGTTCCAAGGATAAGGTGTACATAATTTAACTCGAGACAATATTGGCAAGAACCAATTGGGTTGATATTCAAATATCAACGCCAATATTTCGGCTGGAATATCCTGAATAGATGTCATCACTTTGAAAAGGCTATTTATCATTCTAATAATTTTACTCAATTCATTTTAATATTGATAGTGATAGGTGAAAATATTCTTGTAGAAGTAGTAAACGGACATCTATCGTGATATTGCACCGCTGTTATCAAAATTTACTTGTACTATTTATTTTGGTAATAAATTTTGCTATTAGCATCTCTTAAATTTTTGCACTTTTTTTCCATAAGTTTTTTTTAGTGCTATCTAAAAGAAAAATGTGGTTTGTCACTATTTTGTATATTGTGATCTTTATTCTGATTTTCCTGTGCGTGCTCTATGCATGCCAATCTTGTGAAGGTTCTCGTTTGAACGTGTACGCCCAACTTGTCTGGACATGGGTTCTTACACTTTTCCTCTTTGCTGTATTTGGTGTGTTTATCGCGGACCAGAAGGACCAAATGTTGTATATGGCTGGGGTTACGTCTATTAGTGGTCTCTTCATCTTCTTCATTGTTCTGTGGGCTATTGTGGATGCATATGGATTCGCTATGCAAAACCACAAACATCTCCACGCATTGATGTGTAAGCTGGATGGACGTAGTTAAGTTCCAAATCAAACAAAAATCCTTTATTTAAGTAATATCTAAGTCTATCTCAATAAATTATAAACATACTTGATTCAAGTATGTTGTGCTATCGTAATACAATGATATTATCCATATTGGCGAAAGGTAAGGGAAAGTGGTCATAATAATAAACATCTGTCATGTTTGCTTACAAACATTGTCACTATTGATCAATTTTAAAAAAGTATTCGAATTAAAAATGGCTTCGTTGGATGTTAGACAGTTATCATGGAGGGTCTAGAAATGGATCAATACTTGGAAGTGTTTGTACACGAAGGGGAAGTGGTTCACGCTTTCATTAAAAATAATTGGTTATCTACGCTTACTTTAGGATGGAATCCCTGGTTTACAGAAAATGACCCATATGTTGAGGTTCGTGGCAAAAATACCTCTGAGAACAAACAACTTATCGAGGATTTAAAACAATATTGTAAGATCGATTACAAAGTGGTCGACCATTTATTTTAAGACTCCACATCTGCAGATATAGGATATTCTCGGTTCAAATATTGAGACCCATAATACCACAAAACCTCATCACCAGGAGCAATAGGTTTTGTAGCCACCAATTTATATACCATATATTCTCCCTCCTTTACTCGTTTACGATGTTGTAACTCATAATTTTCTTCTAAATTCATATCAATCCATGCATTAGTCTTTTGCATGGGAGCGGGTTCGTTGGTAAAATATGCCCAATAAGGAACGTAATATTCTCCATTGACTGCTTTTATTGGTGGTTGTAAACTATCTTCATCTATATCACCAATCCAAACTTTACTTTCATTGCCACTTTTTGTATATACTGCAAATACATAATCATCATGCGTCGGACTTGTATAATTATTTTGGCGAAATACTTTAAATCTATATAAAGCTATGACCTCGTTGGGAGATATAGGTTCTTTAGCAATAATTCCCGTTCCCTTAAGCGGGATATCTGTCAACTCTATCTTTAACATAACATCAGGTGTACATTCCCGAACATATTCTGCATTTAGAATGTCAGGGTTCATTATATCTATAGTATGATATTTCTATAAATTTATAGAAATATTTCATATTTCATATTCCATTTTTAAACAATGGGTATTATTTTTGACTTGAAATCTTCCCATTTCTCTATTAATGGATCTAAAGGTCTCTTTACTGTTTTAATATTAACGTTTGATAATAGAATAAGATGTGTATCAGCTACAGGAATGTATTTATTGTCATAATAATCGTAAAAAGGGTACGAGAACTGCTCTAATATCCGATGATCTTGCATATATTTGGACTGTCTCAATAAATCCCACGCTACATAAGTTACGCCGCGAGCAACGGCTTCTGAGTCCCATACAGGTATGATCACATATATGGTGAGCGTTTTTACACTTTCTAAAGCTTCTAATAGTCTATTAGCCATACCTATCATTACATCTTCTACAAAGGGTGGATTTGCTATATATGTGCCTGAATAGAACTCAAAATCGAAAAATGAGCCTTTACTACCAAAAATTTTATCGGATTCTATGGGACTACAATAGTTATTACAAGATGTATTAAGGGGACTTCCAAAAAGTTCCGTTGTTTTTGTACTTAATAGAGAAGGAGGAATGGAAAGGTGATTATTTTTGGTACCAATAAATCCATACTTTAATAATAAGATCATCACATAGTCATCAAAATATCCAGGGGGTCCTCTATATAAATCCCTGAGACGTCCGTATTGCAATATACTGATAGTATATTTATAATTTTCTACTTGAAATGTAACTTTTTGTTCATCTTCTGACACACATCTATCAACAGTAGGTGACTCTAAACCTATCTTATACTTTCGTAAACGAAACTCAAAATGAAATGGTTTATATGGAACGTAGCCTTTATCTATTTTCCGTGCTAAATATTTCAAATCACGTTCACGTACAATGTCAGTTATTGGAAGAAAATCTACTACTTTACCTGAACGTATCCCATCAAAATACCATGAACCAAAGTATCTCCTCATTATTCTATTGGATTCCTTGGATGTGAATCCCATAAAAGTACATAAATAACGGATCAAGTACGAAAATAACTCCTTTTTGTACTTTTCCAACGCCTTTATTTTTTCCAATTCTTCCACTAATCCCATGTTTTTTGATCAAAGAAAAGTCATTTATTCTCAGAGTTCAATTATTGTGTGAAAGTAGTATAATAAAAATGATTTTTTAATGTATAAATTATTAGAATAATACACTATCGTTTTCCAAATAATGGCATCTACTATTGCCAATATTCCAGTAGAAATATTGGCAATAGTTTTTGAGTATCAACCCAATTGGTTCTTGCCTATATTAAGTCTTGTTAATAGACAATTTTGTATTGCAAGTAAATTATATCTATCAAATTACAAAAATTATAAAAATTACAAAAAACTAACTTACGGAAGGGTTGCTAGAGTTGGATGGCTTTCGGTTTTAAAATGGTTAAGGAAACAAAATAGATCTTGCCCTTGGTATGTGGGGGATGAGTTGATATGTAGCGATGTTGCTGAAGGAGGACATCTGAAGGTGCTACAGTGGTTGAGGGAGAATGGTTGCCATTGGGATGAGGAGACATGTAGTGGGGCTGCTTACGGAGGACATCTAGAGGTGCTACAGTGGTTGAGGGAGCATGGCTGCCCTTGGGATAAGACGACATGTAGGAGGGCTGCTAGAGGAGGACATCTGGAGGTGTTGCAGTGGGCGAGGGAGCATGGCTGCCCTTGGGACAAGTGGACATGTATGGAGGCTGCTAGAGGAGGACATCTTGAGGTGTTGCAGTGGTTAAGATCTAATTGCTGTCCTTGGGACAAGTGGACATGTAGGTGGGCAGCTGGAGGAGGATATCTTGAGGTGTTGCAGTGGGCTAGGGAGCATGGCTGCCCTTGGGATTGGAGTACATGCAGTGCGGCTGCTGGAGGAGGACATCTGGAGGTGCTGCAGTGGGCTAGAGAGCATGGCTGCCCTTGGCATGAGTGGACATGTAAGGCGGCTGCTTATGGAGGACATCTGGAGGTACTGAAATGGGCGAGGGAGCATGGCTGCCCTTGGGATGAGGGGACATGTAGGGAAGCTGCTGCCAGAGGACATTTGGAGATTTTACAGTGGGCTCGTGAGTATGGCTGCCCTTGGGATGAGGGGACATGTAGTGCGGCTGTTGAAGGAGGACATCTGGAGGTGCTGCAGTGGGCGAGGAAACAAGACCCACCTTGTCCTTGGGATACGTGGGTATGTTGGGTGGCTGCTAGAGGAGGACATCTGGAGGCGTTAAAATGGTTAAGGAAACAATCTCCACCTTGTCCTTGTAATACGACGACATGTTTTGCGGCTGCTGAAGAAGGAGGACATCTAGAAGTATTAAAATGGCTGCTGGAGGAGGACATCTAGAAGTATTAAAATGGCTGCTGGAGGAGGACATTTGGAGATTTTACAGTGGGCTCGCACCAATGGCTGCCCTTGGGATGAGGGGACATGTTATAATGCTGCTAGAGGTGGACATCTGGAGGCGTTAAAATGGTTAAGGGATAACGGTTGTCCAGAATAAAGTATCTATGTATTAATAATAATATATAATTTGTATATTATATATTTTGTTTCCTATTATTTTAGGAAAAATGAATATTTTTATATTTTTTGAGCTGATAAACGTCTTCAAGTATTAAATATTACTGGTAATTATGAACGATATGCTTAATTTCTTAAGAAATGACCTTTTCGAAGCCTTCAATGGCTTGTCTACTTTTGAAGCTTTTACCCAGCAGGCAGCGTACCTTCTATATGAGGAAATTCATGAAAAGATGTCTGATGAGAATATCGAGTTTTCTGTCGGTACAGCTGCTGCTACCTTTTTCCCTTCAAAGTTTTATAATCACGAAACTGTGGTTAAACCGCTAGTCAATATTTCAGAGAAGAAAAGACAAAAAACCGTTAAACCAGAGTTTGATATTAAAGTCAAACCCTCTGAACGGGTTAGGAATCCGAAAACGAATAGGATGATCTACAAAGGAGGCGACCTTTTCAATAATCTTGTGGATCAGGGCTGGCTAGATAAGAACGGAGTTGCTCTGAAAGAGCATAATGTTCGCAGACTCAAAAATCCCAAAACAGGGAAGCTTGTGACATTTGGAGATAAACGGTTTAATATGATGGTTGAGGAGGGTTGGTTCGATGCTAAAGGCAATATCCTCAAAGTGAGACATCCTACAACTAATTCTCCGCTCAGTGTGAAGGACGCTGTGTTCAAGGAGTTTGTAAGTGAGGGCGTCTTTAATCCAGATGGAAGCAAAGTAGAGAAAAATAAGTAAAACTAAATCTTATGTATATTCTATATACATAATTTTCACGTATTATTCTCTGCACTATATGTATTCCGTCTTTTGCGAGGAGAATGTATAGATGTAAATTTTAAATTAGAATGCCATTTCTTCTTTTTAAATCGATGAGAAAGACTACGTCCAATTTTTGGTACTTCTTTAGGTCTAACTATACTACTATCTGAGAAGGTAAGTTTTGTCAACGGTTCGTAGTCTGAAGATTCGTCCGCCGAAGAAGATAACTGAAAGTTATGAATTTCAGTACTTGATTTTCGTGGCGAAGAGGGTAAACTGAAACAGCAACCGCCAGTGTTAACTGAAGACTTGGAAACATTACGTCTTTCTTTAATGCGAGTACGGCTTACAATAATACTATCTTGTCGTGAAAACAGATGATTTTGTAAAGACATTTCCCTTTCTTTTCTTGGGGAAATACTGTCTCCTGGACTACATGAAGGATCTTCCAAAACAAGTTCTAATATTGAAGGTGTACTAACCTTTTGCCGTTCCTGTCGTTCAGCAAAAAACCTTCTTATATTATATTCTTCCTTTTTTTGAGTTATTGCAGTCAATTCCCAAGTATCGTATTCAAAATTCGGGTTGTATTCGTTTTCATCTTCAGTATAGCTAGCTGTTTTTGAAGATGATGAAGAAGAAGAACTTGTATGTATAAACAATCTTAATGTAGAATTCTTCTTTACAGATCTTATAAGGGGTTTCTTTGCGGATTTTTTGAGTATCATGAAGATACTTGACTCATTATTTTTTTTGTATCAAAAAATTATGACAAAATCTTCAATTTCAATTTCATAAGTTTCTTCTGATCTGCCTGAATGATATACAAGTTGGAGTAATGTTATATTTTCAACATCTTTCTCAATTTCTTCAACAGTTGTACATACCACAGTTTTAACACAATCATAATATTGATGTTGTCTTCTCACTTCTATTGGTATATCAGCTTGAGTATATCGAGTACATTTTTTGTCTATACAAAAATTTATCTCTTCAATCTCAGCTTCTTCCTTTATCAAATAATCGTTATACACGGTTATAAATGGGTAGATATCATCGTAAAAGGTGTCTTCTTTTACCTTACACTGTTTTTCTAAAATTCTAGATTCTTCTTTATCTAAATACTGTTCTCTATTTGATAGAAAATCCTCTTGCTGCTCCAAGGCTCTTTCTCTAGAGTTTAAATCTTCTTTTGTGATGATATCTTCACGTTGTAAGGTTTCTAAGGTCTTTTCCTTCAAATCTAATTGTTTCTTTTGCTCTGACAATTCCAAATTCCTCTGTTCCGCTTCTTCTCGTAACTTTTCTATAGCATTTTCTCTTGCGGATAGCTCTTCTTCCTTCTCTTTGCTTTGCAATAATAATTGTTTCTTTTGTGCAGCTAAAATTTGTTCTTTTTGTTTTATTTTCCTCGCCATCTTCCTTTCACGAATTTTAATCCTCTTTTCCTTTGAAACAATCTTAGCTTTTCGTTCTTCTAAGCTCTTTTCTTTAGATTTTAATAATTTCTCTTTGGAGAGTATTTCCTGTTTTTGTAGGTTTAGTTCCTCCGGTTTATCGGGGAACAAAATTGGAATTTTAGAGAATCTTACATAAGATTCTTCAATATCGGGTGTTGGAGAAAGAATTGGAAGATCCGAAAAGGTTATTGGTATCACATCTAGATTCTCTCGTTTCCATCTATAAAGTTCGAGTTTCAGATGCTCTGGATCTAAAATATCATTCATGCGCATCCACAATTCATCTTTTGTGAGATTGGTAGTGTCATTTATGCCGTATTTATGAGCAAGCCGTTGAAGTTGATCCATATCCCAATCTTGTGGGTCCATTTAAAATTAAGGTGATTTTAAAATAACCTTGCTTTTTCTTAAAATGAGCGATTACTACAGTGTTCTTGGTGTTGCCAAAACAGCAACACCTAACGAAATCAAGAAAGCGTATCGGAAATTAGCAGTTAAGTATCACCCAGACAAAAACCCGGGAAACAAAGAGGCAGAAGAAAAGTTTAAGGAGGTGGCAGAAGCGTATGAAGTTCTATCAGACGAAACTAAAAGACAAAACTACGATCGTTTTGGGAAACAAGGTCTAAAAGGGCATAATTTTGCGTCTGCAAATGACTTATTCTCTAGGATATTTGGAGATTCAGGATTATTTAGTCGTTTTAAACAGCCAAGTCAAAGAAAAACACACGATATGCAGTATATATTGAATGTATCTCTCAAAGATTTATATCATGGAAAAACGCAAAAACTTAGAATTAGTCATAAAAGAATGTGTACAGATTGCGGTGGAAAGGGTGTCCAGGAAGATGCAGTTACTCATCCATGTACAGTATGTCATGGATCTGGAGTGATTTTTAAAAATCAACAAGTTTTACCAGGAATGGTGACTAGATTTCAAACTTCATGTTGGAATTGCAAAGGTAATGGACACATCATCAATCCCAAAGATTATTGCAAGGGTTGTCACGGTAAAAAAGTTATCGATGTGAAGAAAATTGTTGAAGTTCATGTTCAGCCCGGAATGAAAGCTGGAGAAGTGTTTCCGTTTTTAGGAGAAGCAGATCAAATTCCTGGACATCTTCCGGGAGATGTGTATGTACTTCTTCAACAAACTCCCGAGCGGAATTGGGAACGTAAAGATGATGATCTATACTATACATGTGCTATTACTCTCAAACAAGCACTTACGGGTTACAAAATTGTCATTGAGCACATTAATGGTGAAAAAATGTACGTACAAAAGAGTGGTGAAGTGATTCGTCCAGGAACAAAACACCGTATTCCTAACAAAGGAATGCGCAAACGGCATACAACATCCCAACATGGAGATTTATATATCATCTTTGACATTATTTTTCCGACATATCAGTATATCAAAGATTATGTCTCAGATATAGAAGACATTTTACCAGGAGATAAACAGAAAATTCCACCAGGCGCCAAGGTGTTCACTCCCGAATAAATATTTGTATATTCACAAATACAAATATTTCACAAAGATTATTTTAACCGTAATTTTTAATAGCTAACTTGTCCACGCACTTCACCATCGGGATATTTGACAGTGTGCACGTTCACGTAAATGCGTCCACTAAGAAGATCATCCAAATCTCGTTGAGTCAAAGGCTGTGTAGTATCTGTAGGTTTCCATGTACCTTTGAAGCGATAATGCTTGCAATCACCCTCTTCGACATTCAGATCTTTTACAACAGGTCCATTTACACCTCGTTCGCCAACATGGAAATGAACACCGATGTCTTGGTCAATGTCCGAAGACAGTTTCTTCACATAAATGTCGTAGTACACAAGTTTCTCTTCCGAGTCTACAATAACATGTCCTTTACCCTTTCCTGAAGTTTTTACAGGGGGAACTTCCTGATCGCCACTCAAGCGAACTGATGCCTCTACACATTCGGGTGGGAAGTGCACCTTATCCCCATCATTAACAACGACACGTCTGCGACGGACTGGGAGCAAAAGTCCTCCATTATTTTCTCCGTTTTGGAAGTAGAAAACCGCGCAAGCAATCAAAATAATGATAACGATAATTACGATTACCCACACCCACAAATAGCCACTACCGTGATAACCATGATCGTACATTTTTTCTTGTAAACAAGAAAAAAATTAGAGGAAAAAGTAAATATTTACTTCAAGTATAGAGATATCATTGGAAGAAGAACATAGTTCTTCACTGATGATGCGAAAATCTTCAGAAGTGAATGGATGTTTATTTGGTTTCTGAAGTATATGATAATATAGTCCATTTTCATACCAAAAATCTACATTATCATAAGCTAGATGTACACAATCTTCCCAATTCCACCAATCCCAACTCCATTCTATTTCTTCACCTTGAGTAGCATCTCTTAACGATACTAAAACCGCATAAAATCTATTACCGACGATATTGGTCAATTTAGGATGGGATAGCTGTTTATCTATATAAAAATTAAACTCCATCCGTTTTTAATCATGAAATGCATCTATACATTTTAAATTCCCATTTTTAAGATAAATAATGGGATTGTTTGGTTCAATAATCAATACATCGAGTTTATTAATATCTTCAAATGTTTCTACACGATACATACATACACACCCATATATCGTCCAATCCATACCTTGAAATACACTTAGCAGCAAACTTAGTTCTCCAACCACTTTAGCCAAGTCTGCTTCTTCTGCTGCGGACCGGGGCCATAAAAATTGTTTATCTAAACGCCAATAGGTATAATTTTCTAGGATATTATTCTCAAATTCCTCAAGGAAGTATTCGTTTTTCTCTTCAAAGTTGTTAATTACATTAAAATGTCCATAATATTCGGTGTTTATTTTGTTTTGATAATCTATATTCATTAGGACTTTTTATATTCCATTTGTAGCCTTATATAAGAATTATCAATACCAAACGAATTTATAATATATTCTTTAGAGACAATCCAAAGACAAAAACCTTTAAAACTCATAATCATAATATTAACTATTTTTTGATCTGCGTAATGATACTAGGAAAAATAAAAATCCGAAAACTACAATTACTACCACAGCAGACACAGACACTAATATAATGAATTGTCTATTATCACCATTACTAGATTTTACACAAATACCACTCGTACAAATCTCTTTTCCGGGACAATCCACATTACTATTACATCCTGTGGTTCCAGTACGTGAAACACACTTACCATCTACACATCTTTCGTTATCAGGGCAGCCTTTATGTCCTGTACATCCAGCAGGAGAAGTTCCAGTACATCCCATAGATCCTCCTACAACACTAAGAACGGCTTGTGAAGCATTTTGTCGTGGAACAACACTGTAAATGCTAGTAGTAGGATCAATAGTAGGTGTCCCACAAAATTCTACGGCTTTAAATGGTATTTGACAATCGGTAAATGGAAAATTCAGACAACCATTTTTAATTCCTTTAGGTTTGTTGCGACATGTAGAAAAATTTAATCTTGGCACGTTATCTCCAACTCCTATATCATAAGAAATATCAATTTGTAATGTTACATCTGATCTACAACAATTATTAATACATGACGTGGAACCGCGAATAAGTACCGTTTCGCAAATGTCAATTGTTTTGGGGGGCGGAGAAACCCACCCTACCATAAATGGAGGAGGAACTGACGGTCCATCCCTTAATGTAATTTCCTCACTTACTTCATCAGATGATTCATTAATTTTTAGATTGATATCTGTACTCTTACTTACAAGATGAAGTTTCTTATCTGTATTATTGATTATGTAAATGTCGATAATAGACCATTGCCACTGACAGTTTTTCTTTGGATCATTACCTCCTGGAAATTTTTGTATTGGGCATATACAATTATCAAGATTTTTAGAACAGAAAAGTATTTGTCCAGATGAAGGAATACAAGTTCCAGCATTACCTATAGCATAGAATGCAATCTTCCCTTTTGCACATATACCTTCGCTAGTAGCCGGTTCACAATCTTTAAAAAATCCTTTAGGAAATGGTGCTATTTTATTTGATTCTAGCATTTATATTCAATGGTAAAATCTAATTATAACGTGTAATTAGATTTCTTATTTGCCATTTTGAACTACTTTAGGTAGAAGTGGGAATTACCACTTACCGTGACCGTGTCCATGTCCGCCGTGACCGTGTCCATGTCCGCCGTGACCGTGTCCATGTCCGCCAGGAGAATATGACATATCCATACCCAACCCCATACCCATTTCACGATGTCCATGATCAGCATAGTAATATCCGGTACATACAAGAAGCCACAGTAAGACAAGAATGAGAATAACCCATCCCAGGTAGTATCCATCGAAACCATTTAAATATGAATAGTCAGCCATCTTTCTTTAAAAAACAGAAAAAAAAATGATAGCGATATTTTTTTTACGTAACTATCATAATATTTTTGCATGCTCCGTATTATAGATTTTTACTCCATATTTTGTTACTTTCTTGAAAATGGGAAAACGCAGGAGGTCAAGAGAAAGAGAGCATAAAAAACACTGTTTGGACAAATTCGATGAATCCTTCGAAATAATGTGTAAATTATTAAACCATCGCGCGTTTATTCGTGCAGCTAAAGCTTCGACAACTCCAAGAGGTTTTAGACGTAATGCCAGTAAACTTTTAAACTTTGCTGATCAATACCATAGTTACCGTATTTCTCTCTCTGCATCAGATGGTCGAACATATTTTGACAGTGCTTTTCCTCGATCAAGCCATGATGGAACTTATGTTAAAGACATTAACGGTAATAATATTAATGTAAGCGGCGGTATTGAGGTGCAATACACCAATTTTGTTGCCTACGGTATTATTTATGAACAGTCAAAACCACACAATAAATGTGGTGTTGGTGCAGATGCTAGATGGGATGAAACTGTAGGAACATTCCAATACTTTGTAGCAAAAACAGTATCTCATAAGACAAGCCAATGCGATGCTGAGAAATTTATCTTAAGAGTTTCTCATAAACCAGATTCTATTACAGACACCATTTTTCCCATTAGAGTTCAGCAGTTTGTAGTTATTGATGACCAACCATTAATTATAGTAGATAATAACATCATTCCTATTAAACCAGAAAATATCACCGTTGTTAATGGGCAACGTTTTGCTCTAGTGAATGGACAGACATTTCTTCTTCCTCGTGACAATCAAACTAAAATGAATAATGCGTTGCCGTTATTATAAAATAGAAATCATAGATCATAAATGTTACGAAAATTGTTTCATTTGAAAAATCGTAAATATAATGGTGTTTTAGGATTAAAGCGGTCTCGAGGTGTTAATTTACAAAAATTGGATACAGATGATATACCTAAACTCCTGGAACCTGAGAACACACTTTTTAACGCAAAAATCTTGCGGGTTATTGATGGAGACACTGTTGAAATTGCATGGTTGCATGGTGGAAAGGTACCCACTAGAATTTTGCTTCGCATTGGTGGTATAGATACACCCGAGTTAAAACCTAAGAATAAATCCAAACTTAAGAACAAATTAGAACGTCAAGCTGCAGTATATGTTACAGAAATTATAGAAAACGAATTAAACACTCCAGATATCCAGGTTGAGTTCTTCAAGTGGGATAAATACGGTCGACGCATTGTTGGTGACATAAGAATAAATAACGACTATTATTTATCTGGATTTATTTTAGCTAACGAATATGGCTATGAATATGACGGTAAAAAGAAAAAGCCTTTCACCAATCCATTTCTTAAAGCTATAATTAACAACGCAGACTAAGCATAATAAATAAATGTAGATGCATTTATTTAATGATCAGGGGATACTTTAACGAACGACGGGTTTGTATTTTCGGGTATTAATAATTAGTTGACTAGTATCGTAGCCAATATTACGCGAGAAGTTGTCAACCTCATTAAATAGTTGCTTGGACATAGTAGGTTTTCTAGAAAGTATGAACAGAAATTTTCTTTGTGTGTCTCCAACAATGGCGTAGCTGCAATAATCGGTCGAGTGTACTAAATAATTAGGAATATTGGGAGGAAGAAACTCGGGTTCACTAGGAAACCTTACACGAAGTGCAGCTGGATACTGCGGGTCTACCACAACTGCTTCGCCATTAATAACTGGGGGAACTGTATTGTTAAATCCGCGACATCCTCTTCCGCCTGCTTCCTCACAAGTACGTGATTTCTTTCTGCCATCCTCTCCAAGACATGTATTTTTAACAGCCACGGTAGTGCGGGTTTTCTGTGCGTACTCTGCCTTTGCTGAAGCACAACCAATTTCGAAAAAATTGGGAGTTTTTGCGATTTCATACCATGTTCCCAAATATTGTTCCAGGTCAAAAGCCGGTTGAAGAATTTCTCGGGACAAGTCCATTTTATGATGAAGCATAATAAAAATTTGTCAACAAAATTATATACATTAATATGTAATTTGGTATTAAAACAATGGAAGTAAATGGAGTCTCCGCAATTTACGGCTTTCAATTTGAAGGGGCAAAATGTATAGAAGGTGATAAATATATTATTTGCGGCACAAGACTATTTTATAAAGGGACAAAGGAAGATCTTGCCGAAAAGACGAATTTTTGCAGAGAGCTCCACCTTAAAATTTATGTGAGAGAAGATACGACTTATGTTGGATTTAAATTAACTAGACATCACACCTTGGGTGGTACGGCATTGCATTTGTTTCACCTACGTATGAAGAATCTCGAAAAGCAAAATCTACAAATACATGAATTTTTACAAGATGTTATTGTAGATTGTCATCTTAATGTGGACGAAATTAGAATTCTCTCTATTCCTAATTCTATCAGTTCAAATGTATAATTTATAAGGTTTAGATGCCGTTTATCAAGATTATCTCCAAGAAGACTGATCTCTTAATCACTAGCATAGTTCACACTTTCTGTCAAATTCTTTATATATATATATATATATATATTAAATGAGCAAGTGTGATCGTAATCATGATACGTACCACAAGGAAAAGTGTCACAAGGTTTGTAGAGGTCCTAGAGGTCTGAGAGGAAGACAAGGTCCTACAGGACTCAAGGAGAACCAGGACCAGTAGGTCCCACCCAACGTACCTTAAAAGTTCAATTGGTAGATGGAACACCTACTTCTATTATCATTCAAGGGTTTTCTTGGGAGAATGATGTATCCCAACCACCGGGTTGGCCAGTTGCTGGAAACTTTACCTTTTACAAAGCTACTATGTTGGATATAGAACCTTATGGTATAGGCGAATTATTCAATGTTAATGGATAGATTACTCATAATGATACTGGAATACTGCATCAAATTGTGATTGCTCACTACAGAGGAACCAATATTTTGGATTATCACACCGCTTCTTCCCAAGTTGTGGGAGTAGAAGATAGTTTGATAGCTCAATCCCTACAAAATTCTCAAGTAGGAGATTGTTTCTATTTTGCTATTTCACCGGATGTAGGAGATTTAACACATTTCAACTACAATCTCGGGAGTCTTAAATGTCAACCCCAATTCTTGTTTCCACACGATTTACCAATCGGGTTTATTAATCCTAGCGGTAAACAAATACCCATTGGATGTTCTTTTGGTAAGGTTACAGAAGATTTTTCGGCAGGATTGACTATTTACGGTGCTGGAGGGGGTGGTGGAGCGGGTGAACCCACAATTAACAACGCAGGAGGAACTTTTATTGGTCGGGGTGGTGGTGGAGGAGGAGCGGGGACATTATGGTCAACTACCGGAAGTGGAAGCGAAGACATTGATTTTAAGAAAGGTGATAAAATAGAATTTTACCTAGGTCATGGTGGTATAGGAGGTTCTGCAACAGGTGCTAATCCAGATGGAGCAAAAGGTCAAGAGTCTTGGGTTAAACTTACAAGAAATATAAACGGCCAAGACATTGCAGATTTTATTGGACCCAATTGGCCTCCAGGACAAATATTAACAACTCCACCTAACCCAATCCCTGGCGGCTGTGGAGGAATTGGGGGAACTGGTGGTGGGCATGGTGGAACAGGTTTTGATGCTGGTGGAGGCGGAGGAGGTGCTGGACTCATAAATGGATCTCCAAATTCCCCTGGTAGCGGTGGTGATACGGTCCTTCCGCCCATTGCGGGCGGGAATCCAGGATCAGATGGAGGTACGTCCCCACGAAATGGTGGCAAGGGTGGGATATTGCCTGTACCGCCTACTCCCCCGGGTTTAGGAGTAGGCGGTGCAGGTGGAGGAATAGGTATTTCATCTAAAATGGGTTCTGGAGGAGGAGGAGGATCTGCGTTTCAATCTGCATTTCACGTTGTTGACCCTGACAACCCGAATTCCAGTTCTGGTGGTAATGGTGGAATGCCTGGAATAACAGGGTCCTCTGGAATGTCTGGAGCTGCTAGTCAGGGAGGGGGAGGTGGAGGTAGTGGTGGTTTGGGTCCACAAGATTCGTTTATTCTTGGTGGTAACGGAGGGAAATGGAGGAAGAGCTATAGTATATTGCTTTGGAGGCGGGCTTTGAGTTACTACGTCTGATTTTTGTACCATAAATGTATGACAACGAATTTTGTCTAGTTTATACATGAATTGAAGTTCCCAAAGAACTTCATACAGAATTTTAATGGTAACGGTCCTTGAGCTTCTGTAGGTTGACAGACTATCAGTAGGATTGTTTATAAAAATGAAAATATTGATGAGTTCTTTAAAGACAAAGATGTATGAATTGTCTTCTCCTACTTCTTGTTTTAGTCTGATTATTGTTACTGGGCGGAAAGAGAATATAGAACGCTTTCGCAATATCATGGATGGAGATATATTTCATTTTGAACAAACCGTACATCCTCGCTTAGGAGAGAAGTTTGAT